GTGCCTAAGCGGATTCAGCCACTCACCGAATTGAAGGTGAAGAACGCTAAACCTCAAGCGACGGAATACAAGCTCTCCGATGGTCTGGGTCTTCACCTTCTGGTGACACCATCCGGCGGTAAGCTCTGGCGATTCCAATACCGGTATGCCGGCAAGCAAAAGAAGCTGGCCATGGGTGCCTACCCTGCCGTGTCGCTCCTGGAGGCGCGCAAGCGGAGGGACGATGCTAGGGAGGCCCTGGAACGGGGTGTCGATCCTGGAGCGGAGAAACAGGCACAAAAGAAGGCTGTCCAGGCACGTGCGGAAAACACTTTCAAGGCGGTGGCTCAGCGCTGGTATGACGAAAAGAAAGAGGAGTGGAGCGACCACCATGCTCATCACGTCTGGAGGCGCCTGGAGATCTACGTCTTTCCTTCCCTCGGCGCGCGACCTATTGCGGAGATCGAGACCCCTGAGCTGGTGGAGATCCTGCGGCGAGTTGCCGGCCAGACGCTGGAGACCGGCCACCGTCTCAAGACGATTTTCTATCAGGTGTTTCGTTGGGCATCCTTTGGGGGGATCATCAAGAGCAATCCGGCCGCTGACTTCCGCGGTGTCATTCGGGCGAAGAATCCTAAAGGGATGTCCGCCCCGGTAGATCCTAAGGACGTGGCGCCGCTCCTGCGCGCCATAGATGCCTATGATGGGTCCTTTGTGGTCAAGTGCGCACTTCGCCTTGCTCCGCTCTGGTTCTGTAGGCCTGGGGAACTCAGGAGCGCCGAATGGTCGGAGATCGACCTGGAGGGGAGAACCTACTCCATCCCGGCGGAGAGGATGAAGATGGGGCAGGCGCACATCGTCCCGCTCTGTGATCAGGCCGTGGAGATCCTCCAGGAGCTGAAGGCTTACACCGGCGGGGGACGATTCGTTTTCCCTTCCGGGAGGACTCGCCTCCGGTGCATGTCGGAGAACGCAGTGACGGCGGCGCTGCGGCGTATGGGGTTCACTAAGGAGGAGATCCACGGCCATGGGTTCCGTGCGATGGCCAGGACGATCCTGGACGAGGTTCTGGAGGAGAGGGTGGACCTCATTGAGCATCAACTGGCTCATGCTGTGCGAGATCCCAACGGGCGAGCCTACAATCGGACTTCTCATCTCCCTGCTCGGCACGCCATGATGCAGCGGTGGGCGGATTATCTGGATAAGCTGAAAAAATAATCTGCTACTTCGTCAAGGTGGCAGTGCCTCCATCCTGTAGATTACACGGTGCTTCCAAAAAGCCGGTTAATGGAATAGTCATAGTTGTGCCGTTTATGCTTGGAGTGCCTCCGTAGGTTCCAACGCATCCACTAGCTGAACCTGTGAGACGTAGCTGGGGGACATTGTTCTGGACGGTCCCTTCTACGTTAGCGGCGATTCCCGGTATTAATACTGTTCCGGTAATAACGTTTCCAGACTGTTGGAGTGTCATGGAGATCGAGCGTCTACCAATTGCAGGGGTGACGATTGTCCCCGCCCATGTGCCTGATAGGTTAATCGTCTGCGATGCTGTGTCTGTCGCAGGGGCTGTAAAGCTGGCATCTTCACCTCCACTTCCACAACCCGCTATAAAGGCGATTGAGAAAATGCCTGCAACGATTCTAAGCAGTTTTCTCCTGACGTATAATCTGTGCATGCTCCCCCCCTGTTAATCATAATGTTGTTCTGTCAATACCCAAATAGTCCAAGATTTTATCTTCCCTCTTTGTGTAATAAAGGTAATCTGTCCAGATTTTTGGCGCAACGCATCCCATTAAGAACAGGATGACAAATAAAGTATTGCTTAGCCAATTGGGATGAAGAAACAAAACCAGGGCAGACATTCCCCAAAATAGTATCAACGGCCAGCAGATGATGATATACCAGAGGTATTTCTTGCCCATATCAGTATCCCCTTGTAACTCCTCGATAATCCAACGTCGCGACGTATATTGTCGCAACAGGTCATTCCGCCTCTTGTTCATTAGAGTCTCACCGGGTATCTTTTCCTCTCAGCGAACTCCTAAAACTGTGAGGTTGTCCCTATGGAAAAAACTCCCCTTATTTTTCCCGATCCCCTGTTTTGTTCTCTGCTTTCAATCTACGGAGCATCTGCACTGCTTGAAGTTTTTGGTCAGGTGAAAGAGTCTGCCATTCCTGGTAGGCCAGTTGATCCTCAAGAGTCGGACCTAAGTTAAAAGCCGGCTTGCGTGGGTCAAATGGTTCAAGGAGGTCATGGAACTCGACGTTGAAGTAATGGGCCAGCTTCGTCAAGTTAACGGAGTCGGGTTCCTTTCCCTGGTTGTGGTAGCGTGACAGGTTGGTGTGGCTAACTCCTGATTCCCTCGACATTTCCCGTAACGTCATCCCAGCGCGCAACTTGTCCGAGATATATTTTTGAAGTCTGTTCACGGCCCCCTCCTTCTTCAACCATTTCAATAAATTAGTGCCAGTACAGTATCATAGTTTTTCGTATGGTGCAAAAAAATATCTTGACTGGTGCAAATGGTTCATGATAGCTCTTGACGCGTGGCACACATTAGAAAGGAGGTGAAACAGAGATGGCAGTGGCTTTTGTCCCGAACAGGATAACGCTGGCGCGAGAGTCAAGGGGGATGTCCCAGGCTCAACTGGCTGAAAAGCTTGGTGTATCGTCTCAGCAGCTTTCGGAGTGGGAGCGCGGTCAGGTTAAGCCGGGGGCCGATAATCTGGCGAAGATCATGACGGCATTGGAGTCACCGGCAACGTTTTTTTTTGTTGACGGTGGTGCAAATGGAGCACAAGGCGTGCACCAAAGCCAGGAAAGGAGGACGGCATGACCGGCACCGCGGCTTTACCTGAGACGGGGTTCCTCCGCCTTCCGGAAGTTCTGGCACTGATTCCGGTGAGCCCAGCGACTTGGTGGCGGGGGGTAAGAGCGGGGCGCTTTCCGGCGGCGGTCAAGCTGGGTGTGAGGACCACGGCATGGAGGGCGGAAGACATCCGGGATCTCATTGACCGGATGGGGAGGAAGGAAGATGAGGCGTGACCCGGAAAGGATGGAGTTCCTGATGCGGATCTTCTGGGGGCTGGTGATTCTCTTCATCGCCTGGGCTACGGCTCCCAAGATCGAACCGGAGAAGGTCAACGTCAAGGATCTTCGCGGCGCCGCAAAGCACCTGGCGCTGGAACAACTGGCCAGGCAGTAACTCCTGGAAAAAGAAAAGGCCCGCGGCAACGGGCCATGACAAAGCAGCATCACATCTAGAACGGAGGGCATCATGGCACAAAACAGCATCGACATCAACAACCCGGTTCCGGGGATCTACCCCGGCATCCCCTCGGAGGTCTACCACAGCATCAACGCGCTGGGCTCCTCCACCCTCAAGAAGTACCGCAAGAACCCGGCAACGTGCCGGGAGCCTTTCGACGTCTCCAAGCGTTCCCGCTTCCTGGTGGTGGGGGACGCCTCTCACGCGCTTTCCCTTGAGGGGCGCGCGGCCTTTAACTCCCGCTACGCGGTAGCCCCGGAGTTCCCCTGTCCGGTCGGGCGCAATCCCAAGGGATGGAAGAACACCAACGAGTACAAGGACCTGGTGGCCGGTTTCGAGGCCTCCATCATCGGGAAGATCCGCCTCTCCGCAGAGGAAGGCCTGGCGGTGGAATCGCTGGACCAGGGACTCCGCAACCACCCCATGGCCTCCACCTTCATGGAGACCGGTGCCGACGAACTCACCGTGATCTGGGTGCAGAGGCTCCCGGACATGCGCGAGGTCCTGTGCAAGGCCAGGATTGACTGGTATCGCCAGGGCGTCCCCTCCGACTACAAGAGCACCGGCCAGATTGACCGCCTTCTCTGGACCATGGCCGAACTCAACTATGACATCCAGGCCGGCCACTACTCCAACGGGCTCATTGCCAACGGCGAGCCGGTCAAGGCCTTCGGCTTCCTCTTCGGGGAGACGGACGAACCTTTCCGCATTCGCACCGGTCTGCTTTCGGAGCGCTCCCTCCAGTGGGCACAGCATGAGGCGGTGCGGCTCATCGGCCTGTATCTGGAGAGCGTGGAGCTGGACTTCTGGCCCAACTTTACCGTCCCGGAGCACATCTTCTCTTACTCGCAGCTCCAGCCGTATGACCTCCTGGAGGAGTGGACCATTCCGGGGAGGGTGCTGGGATGCTGACGGATGCCGCGGTTATCGTCGGGCTCAATCTCATCGGCGCGGTTTTCATCTGGTGGATCAACCGGCCGGCGTTGGCCGGGGGGATGGAACACCCGGAGTACTGGAGCTGTGAAGCAAACGGCCACAACTGGAAGTTTGCAGGCCGCGCGGAGGACGGAACAACCTTTTACCGCTGCACCAGATGCGGCGCTACTTCTGAGAACTAAGGGGGAGCTTTCACGATGCACATAAACGCTATCAAGGTAGACAACTTCATGCGCCTGGGAATGGTGGCGCTGCAGCTCGACGGGAAAAGCCTCGTCATCGGGGGGATGAACGAGCAAGGGAAATCCTCCCTCCTCAACGCCTTCTGGGTGGCGCTCGGTGGCTCCTCGGCCATGAGCGCGCTGGAGATCTCGGAGCCGGTCCGCAAGGGGGAGACGGACGCCAGGGTGGAACTGGACCTGGGTGACCTCATCGTCCGCCGGAAGTGGAAGAAAAAGGAGGACGGCGGGAGCAACGAGTATCTGGAGGTGGTGAACAAGGACGGTGCGAAATATCCCTCCCCCCAGCGGATGCTGGACGCGCTCATGGGGCGGATGTTCGACCCCTTCGAGTTCTCGACCATGAAGGCCAAGGACCAGCGGGAACTTCTCCTCAAACTGGTGGACCTGGGTGGCTTCTCGTTGGACGCACACGCGACGGAGAGAAAAACGGTGTTCGACCAGCGCACCGCGGTCAACCGGGACGTGCTGCGCCTCTCGAAGCAACTGGAGGGGCTGGAGCAGCCGGCGGCGGATGACCCGGCGGAAGAGGTCTCCATGGCCTCCGTCTTGGAAGAGCAGCAGGCGGCGCAGAAAGTCAAAGAGGCGAACGACGCGCAGCGCCGCGAACTGCAGGGGCTCATCCATGACCACGACTCCCTCAAGGCAAAAATCCATGGGAAGAAGGCAACCATAGAGGACCTTCGCCGCGAACTGGCCAGGCATGAGGAGGAGCTGGTCACCTGGGAGACGGACATGGAAAAGCTCATGGCCAAGGGGAAGGAGCAGCACCAGAAAGTCCAGGCGCTCCAGGACCCGGACCTCTCCGTCTTCAGCGCCAAGCTCCAGGACCTGGAGAAGATCAACGCCAGGGTGCGCGCAAACAAGGCGTACCGGGAGACCGCCAACGAACTCCAGAAGGTGCAACTGGAGAGCGACCAGCTCACCGCGAAGCTCAAGGATCTCGACCAGGCCAAAGAGAACGCGCTCAAGGGAGCGAAGTTCCCGGTGGAGGGTCTGTCCGTCGATGACGAGGCCATCACCTTCAAGGGCGTTCCCTTCGGCCAGTGCTCCACGGAGGAGAAGATGCGGGTATGCGTGGCCATCGCCATGGCCATGAGCCCCCAGCTCAAGGTGATTCGGATCTCCAGGGCGGAGTCCCTGGACCCGCACAATTTCCAGGTCATCACCGAGATGGCGGAGGGCGCCGGCTATCAGCTCCTCATGGAGCGGGTGGGGGACCCCGGTGAGATGGGGATCATCATCGAAGACGGCGCCGTCAAGGGGGCGTGCCAAGGGATCGAGATAGAGCCGGGTGTTTTCAGCGGCTGCAACGGGACGGGTGGGGACTGCCCCGCCTGCGGGAGGTAGCCATGAAGCGGAAACTGGAAAGGTTCATGGGCACCGGTCCGGAGCAAGGCGTGGCGGCGCGTTTTACCGTCCAGTCGGAGGGTGGCCTGGAGATTGTGGTTGTGGCCCCGGACGCGGAGGCGCTGCAGCTCTATATCTCCGTGCTGGGTCTCGACCCTCTGACCGCGGACCAGATGGAGGAGGTCATGGTGGTGGAGAAACGCCACGTCCAGGGCATCCAAGCAATCGACACCCCCACCAAGGCGCCCGGTTCCGGGCTTATCCACTAGAAAGGAGGATCACGTGGCAAAGGAAGAGGCAGTAAAACCGGAAATCGTGGCGGACACCTCCGCGCTGGCCATCATCAGCGCGGCGGAGATAGACCAGGCAGTGGCCACCGCCAAGAAGTTTCCCCGCTCCATCAAGGCGTTCCTCCAGGAGGCGCGCGAGCTGGTGACGCTCACGGAGAAGGTGGCGGAGGATTGCATTTTCGCCATACCGCGCGGCAAGGAGCGGGACGCCAGCGGGAAGATGGTGCAGAAGTTCATCGAGGGTCCCAGCGTCCGCTTCGCTGAGATCCTGGCCAGTGCCTGGGGCAACGCACGGTGCGGCTCCCGCCCGATGGGGGAGGAGCGCGGCCACATCACGGCGCAGGGTGTCTTTCACGACCTGGAGAAGAACGTCACCACCATCACGGAGGTGCGGCGCCGGATTACCGGGAGCCAGGGGCAGCGGTTCAACGAGGACATGATAGGCGTCACGGTCAACGCGGCATGTTCCATCGCTAGGCGCAACGCCGCACTGCAGGGCATCCCGAAAGCTCTCTGGTCCGTGCTTTACGACGAGGCCAAGGCCTGCGCCATCGGGGACGCCAAAACCCTCGTGAAGAAGCGCACGGAGATGATGGCCTATTTCCAGAAGATGCAGGTTGCACAGGAGACCATCCTGGAGTTCTTGGGACTGCAGGGGGTGGAGGACATCGGGCTGGATGAGCTCACCCTCCTGCGCGGGATCGCCACGGCCATCAAGGAGGGCACCACCACGATAGAGAAGGCGTTCATCGTGGAGACCGGGGAGAAGGTGAGCCGGTCTAAAGAGATCTTCGAGCACCTCAAAAACAGCGCTAAGGGGCAAGACCCGGAGACAGAAAAGCCCAACGGTAACGCCTTTGCGACCCCTCCCCAAGAGGGAGAGGGGGGGACCTGCCAGGAGTGCGGGGCCACCGAGGGCCATGACCCACATTGCTCCAAGTCCACCGCCGTCCCCTGCAAACACTGCCGCCAGATTGGCGGACATGCCGATAGCTGCCCGGAGGCCGAACCCCCGGAAGATTTCCAGACCGAAGGAGGGAACTAGACGATGACCAGACAGAAGACTGCAGCAAAAGCAACGGCCGGTGAGTGCCTCCACCCGGAGGACAAGGCCTTCAACGAGCCGCGCAATGACGGTTCCGGCAAGGGTGATCGCATCTGTGGGGTCTGCGGCTGGACGATGTGCGAGGTCAACATACCGGCAGACGTGGGAGCCGGTAGCGGGATCGACGCAAAGACCGGCCAGATGTGCACTCATCCCCCGTTCTCCAGGAACTGGAAACTGATAGGCTCGGAACTCTCTGGCCTCTTTTGCGACTGCGGGAAGGACATGGGGGACCGCCAGCCGGCTCCTGGCAGGTTCCCGGCGGTCCAGGACGGCGACCCGGAGACGGAGGCCGCTGTCCAGGCGGCGGAGAAAGACCTGGGCATCTGCCAGGACGGTTGTGACGTGGTAGATGGGGGATGTGCTGACGCTGGCCTTTGCGGCCGTGAGGTTTCCCCAGGGGACGGCCCGGCCACCTCTCCCTTCTCCGATGACACCGGCGATGTGACGCAGCGACCTTGTGTCAATCATACCTGCGATAACTACGCGGCGGACGGCAGCGGGACCGGTTGCAATGTACTCGGCTGGGACGAGATACGGGAGTGCAAGACGTTCATCTCCGGTCCACTCGAAGAAGCCGAACCTGCCGAGTCCACCGGAGAGGGGGAGGACCACCGGGAGGCGTTTGTCCCGGAGGAGAGGTCCACCAGCTACGTGACGCGGGAGCCGCACAAGATCTCCTCGCGCTTCCAGGAACTCATGCCGGTCTCCGTCGATGACGAGGAACTGGGTAAGCTGGGGACCGAGATGGCGGAGCAGTTTGGCACCTGGCGCAAGACCAAGCTGGACCTCAAGAAGTTCACCAAGGCCTGCAAGGAGGTGACGGACCGTTGTGAGGCTCGCATGGTTGAGCTGGAGGAGATCATCCAGGACCAGGCGCGCATGGAGCCGGTTGATTGCCAGTGGGAATACGACTTCGCCGCCGGGGAGAAGGCGCTGCGCCGCTGCGACACTTGGAAGATCGTGAAGCGCGAGACCCTCACCGTGGAGGAGCGCCAGCTCTCCCTGGACTTGGACAGGTCATCCGCCAATGCGGTGGAGAAACTGCGGGAGATGCAGCAGGCGCTGGGCAATCACGCAGAGGAGGAGATCCGCTCCATCTGCGCGGCCTGCGTCGGCAACTGCGAGGAGGACGGAACACTGCATGACCCCAGCAGCAAGTTGACCGCCTGCACCGGCCACCGCTCGGCCATCACGCTGGACGCAGAGGAGTACCGCAACGGCGTATGCAAGGACTGGAGGCTTTGCCCCCTGGCGGTCAAGTGCTTCGGACTCGCCAACGAGACGGGCGATAACACGGACTGCCTCCTCAACTTCCCGGAGTTCCACCACATCAAGCTCCAGGAGATCGCCCCGATCAACCTGGAGGAACTGCAGGCGCTTCTGGCGCTGGTGGGGCGTGACGTGGCCATGGAGATTCTCTCCCAGCAGTCGGACCAGGACCTCCTGGCGGCGCAGGAGTGGGCCGGGGCGGTCCATCTGCAGGCTTCGGACAACGATGACGTGGAGGTACCGGCTCCCCCCTTCTTCCTCAAGAACACCCAGATAGCGGCGCCGGCTGGGGAGCTGGTGGGCAACGGTTACCCGATGGACCCGGATCACGTGGGCGAGGCGCTGCAGGAGGCTCAAGAAGAGGCCGGCTTTGTCCAGGACCCGGAGGAAGAAGAGGACCCCCTGGGTGCGGCTCTGGCGGTCGAGGAGTAGGCCATGGCCGGCGGACTCAGGTGGAGTGAGGAGCAACTCAAGGCTTTCCAGGATCGTCACCAGCTCCCGGCGGAGGCTCCGGTAAAGAGCAAACCGGGGAAGTTCCACAACACCAAGGTGGTGGCGGACGGGATCACCTGGGACTCCAAGCATGAGTTCCAGCGGTGGAAGGAACTCCAGATGTTGCAGAAGGGCGGCGTCATCCAGGACCTCCAGCGCCAGGTGACTTTCATCCTGGCCCCGCCCGTCAAGCTCCACGGCAAAACCAAGCCGGCGCTCCGGTACGTGGCGGACTTCGTTTACTACCGGGCCGGGGAGCGGGTGGTGGAGGACTTCAAGAGCCCGATCACCGCGCGGGAGGACCTCTTCCGGGCCAAACTCCACCTCATGAAATCGGTGCATGGCATCGAGGTCCAAATAGTGATGAAGAAGTAAGGGCAGGCGCCGGGGTAATTCCCGGCGCCAACTCCAGGAGGGGCAACCATGCCGGGATGCAGACTTTCAGCGAAGATGACCACGGAGAAGTGCGCCGCGCTCAGAGCATACAGAAACGTGGAATGTATCGGGTGCGACGGGGAGCCCACCAGGACGGTGCGGCTCACGATGGCATCAAGGATCTACGAGGCGATAGCGGAGGATGCTAGAGCGCATGAGATAGACCCGGAAGACCACATCCTTTCCCTCCTGGAGATAGCGGCCAGCGGCGAATATGCGTTGATAAGGAGGGCCAGTGTCTAACCAGTGGTATCCATTTTTCCCTGGTGATTACGCCAGGGATACCGTGCACCTCTCGCTAATGGAAGACTGCTATTACCGGAGGCTGCTGGATTACTACTATTCGACGGGGGGGCCGCTGCCGGCGGACCAGGAACGACTGCAACGGGTCTGCAGGGCCTTTTCCCCGGAGGAGAGAACGGCGGTCCAGTTCATCCTCTCGGAGTTCTTTGAGGAGCGGGAGAGTGGTCTCCACAACACCAAGGCGGACAGCGTGATAGCGAAAGCGCGCGAAGTGTCCGATAAAAGGGCGGAAGCTGCCAGAAAGAGCCATGAGCGCCGTGCAATTGCAGGGAAAAACGATGCAAATGCAGGTGCAAATGCAGACGGTCATGCAAATGCAGGAAAAAAACATGCAATTGCAGAAAAAAACGATGCAAACGGGGGTGCAAAAACAGTGCATCCACAACCACAACCACAAGAACCTTATAAACCACCTCCTATAAGGGCGGACATGCCCATGGTGGAGCGGATGCTCCGGGAGATGGTTGAGGAAAAGCGTGACTTCATCCGGTCCAACTTCGGGCTGGATGACGGGGAGATCAACATCCACCTGGAGGAGATGGTGGTGAAGACGCGGGACCGGTCACCTGGACCGGACCTCTGGCTCTACATTTCCAAGTTCCTCAAGAACCGAAAGGATGACATCCATGGAAAACAACAACGAATTGCAAGCGGCGCAGCGGCGCCTGGAGGAAAAGAGAAAGGATATCCCACCCGGCCCCAAGGAACCGGACGCGGTGGGGTCGATGCTGGAAAGGTACGGGATGCTGGACCGGCTGGAGCTTTTGAAGACCGCTCCGACGAGTGGGCCGATACGGCGGTGTGAGATCCACCACACCGTGCTGGACGAAAAAAACGCCTTTTGCTGCGAGGTGTGCGAGGAGCAGCGCCTGGAGTCGCACAGCAAGAAGGTCAAGGCACAGGCGGAGAAGGTGGAGAAGCTCCTGGGCGGGATTCGCCTGGGTGCCAGGTATCAGGGCGCCAAGTTCGATGACTACCGGCCCACTTGCGAGGAAGCTGTGAAGGTCCTGGCGCGATGCCGGGGTTACGCTAGCACCTTCCCGCAACGTCTGGCCAACGGGGATAACCTCCTCATGCTCGGCAACTACGGGACCGGCAAGAACATGCTGGCCGCGTGCATCTGCAACCATGTGGCGCGGGAGGGCTTCACCGCGGTGCACACCACGGTCCTCAAGATGCTTCGCAGGATCAAAACCACATGGCGCAAGGACTCCAAGGAACTGGAACAGGATGTCATTGATTCCTTCGCTCTCCCGGACCTCCTGGTGGTGGATGAGATCGGCGTCCAGTTCGGGAGCGAGGCGGAGAAGATCCTCACCTTCGAGGCGCTCAACGGCCGGTACGAGGAGAAGCGGCCCACCATCCTCATCTCCAACCTTACGGAGATGGCGGAGCTGCAGGCCTACCTGGGGGAGCGCGTTCTGGACCGGATGAGGGAAGGTGCCACTGGGGTGCTCACCTTCGGCTGGGAGAGCTACAGGGGGAAGCGGTGAGTTATCTTGATTTTCTCCAAAGCAAGATAGAACTGGCACCGTTGCGCGGTATGGAGTCGGTCCCGGCGCTCTCCTCCTCGATGTTCCCCTACCAGCGGGACGTGACAGAGTTCCTGCTCCGCGCGGGCTGTGGTGCCGCCTTTCTGGACACCGGGCTAGGCAAGTCCCTCATCTCCCTGGAGTGGGGGCGTGTGGTGCACGAACATACCAAGGCTCCGGTGCTTATGCTGGCCCCCCTTGCAGTCTCCCACCAGCACGTGGCCGAGGCCCACAAGTTCGGGCTGGAGGCGCGAGTGGCCAAGTGCCAGGACGATATAGGCCCCGGTGTCAACGTCACCAACTATGAGCGGCTGCACCTTTTCAAGCAGGGCGGACTTGGCGGGATCGTCCTGGACGAGTCCTCCATCATCAAGAGCTTTACCGGGATTACCACACGAAAGCTCATGCAGTTCGCGGACAGCATCCCGTTCCGGCTGGCCTGCACCGCGACACCGGCGCCGAACGATCACATGGAACTCGGGCAGCACTCGCAGTTCCTGGGGGCCATGCCTAGCAACGAGATGCTCTCCAGGTGGTTCATCGCGGACCAGCGGAACATGGGGCGCTATCGGCTCAAGCATCACGGCGTCAAGTCCTTTTGGGCATGGGTCGCAAGCTGGGCGCGCTGCATGTCCAAGCCTTCCGATCTTGGCTACAGTGACGAGGGTTTCACCCTTCCCCCGCTCAACCTGCACCGACATGTGGTCCAGGCGGATCTCACGCATGACGCAGGGGATGCTCTGTTCCGTACTCCTGATACGAGCGCGACGGCTATCCACAAGGAAAAGCGGCTCACGGCGGAGGCTAGGGCTCGGATGACGGCAGAGGTGGTGATGTCGGAACCGGATGAGGCGTGGATCGTCTGGTGTGACACCGACTATGAAGCTGACGAGCTGGTCAGGGTGCTCCCCGGCTTCGTGGAGGTGCGTGGTTCCATGAGTGCGGAACGCAAGGAGTCGGCGCTCATCGGGTTCAGCAGCGGAAGTATACGGGGCATTATCACGAAACCCGACATCGCCGGGTTTGGGCTCAACTGGCAGCATTGCGCCAGGCAGGCCTTCATCGGGCTTTCCTTCTCCTATGAGAAGTTTTATCAGGCCGTGCGGCGCTCCTGGCGCTTTGGCCAGACACGTCCCGTTGACGCTCACGTCATCATGGCGGACACGGAGAACAACATCTGGCAGGCGATAAGCCGCAAGTCTCACGACCATGAGGCCATGAAAAACCACATGAGGGCGGCAATGAAAGCCGCTCACGAACACCGCAAGGTGAAACTGAACTATTGCCCGTCGATGGCCGCAACGCTTCCGGCGTGGTTGAAGGAGGTAGCGTGAAAGTACTCAACGAACAACACGGCAAAGACTGGAGCTTTTACAACGCCGACTGCGTAACCTTCGCGCAGGGGCTCCCGGATAATTGCATCGATTTCAGCGTCTCCCCCCCGCCGTTCTCTCTGCTCTACGTCTACTCGGAGAGCATCGCGGACATGGGGAACGTCAAGAACGATGCTGAGTTTTTCGAGCAGTACCGGTATCTGGTGCGCGAGCAGTACCGCGTCACCCGGCCGGGGCGATTGGTCGCCATCCACGTCAAGGATCTTGTCTACTATCAGAACTCCAGCGGCGACGGATCGGCGGGACTGCGTGCCTTCTCGGACGGCTGCAGGAAGATCCACGAGGAGGAGGGTTTCTCCTTTCACTGCCGCATCAGCATCTTCCGAGATCCCGTTCTCGAACGCGCTAAGACCAACGCACATGGACTCCTCTGGAAAACCTTCCAGGGGGATGCTTCCTTCTGCCGCGTCGGGATGCCTGAGTACATCATGGTTTTCCGCAAATGGGCCAAGCCGGGGCAGGAGGACCTCGTGCGGCCTGTGCTGCATCCAAAAGCCAAAGTCCCCCTGGAGACCTGGCAGGACCTCGCATCTCCTATCTGGACAGCCTACGAGGAAGGCATGGACCGCACCCTTGGCTATCCGTGGCCGCTCATCTGGAACAAGACGGAGCCGGGGCGCGGTGATGGGGGGCTCCCTTCCACCGATGTCCTCAACGTCAAGTGCGCCGCCGATGACAAGGCGGAGAAACATCTCTGCCCGATGCCCATGAACCTCACTAAGCGCTGCCTGGAACTCTGGACCAATCCCGGCGACGTGGTGGCGTCCTGGTTCGGGGGGATCGGTTCCGAGGGAGTGGCCTCCCTGGAGATGGGGAGGAAGTTCATCGGGACGGAGTTACACCCTACCTACTGGCAGCAGGGGTGCAAGTTCCTGCGGGAGGTGACCAATAAGCCGGTGCAAGGAGGTCTGTTTGAATGAGCTGGCTCTTTTCGCAGGCGCTGGTGGAGGCATACTCGGAGGGGTTCTCCTTGGGTGGAGAACCGTGTGTGCAGTTGAACGTGATGCCTACGCTGCATCCATTCTGGCACAGAGACAAAACGATGGAGTCCTGGAGCCCTTCCCAATTTGGTCTGACGTGTCGACCTTTGACGGAAGACCTTGGCGCGGCATTGTTGATGTGGTTTCGGGCGGGTTTCCCTGCCAAGACATCAGCGCGGCCGGCCGGGGGGGGGGGATTGATAACGGCTCACGGTCAGGATTGTGGGTGGAAATGGCCCGAATCATCGGTGAAGTTTTACCCCGCTTCGTCTTCGTGGAAAATTCGCCAATGCTCACTTCTAGGGGACTCGGACGAGTTCTCGGGGATCTGGCCTCGCTCGGGTACGATGCGGAATGGGGAGTGTTGGGAGCGTGCCACGTTGGTGCACCTCACGAAAGGGAAAGGATCTGGATTGTGGCCCACGCCTATAGCTTCAGACCACAAAGGTTCGGTCACAGCGGAGAGAGCAGCGGAGAGAGCAGCGGAGAGAGCAGCGGAGAGAGCAGCGGAGAGTCCGCGCGGGGTCAGGTTGCCCGAAGCGGTGACCAGGGCGATGTATCCGCCTCCCACGAAATCGGACGGGACGGGTGGTCCGGGATGTCAGGGGAGATCGGGGGGACTGAACCTTCGGACTTTTGTCTTTCTGTACCCGACGCCCACGGCAAGCAACACGAAGGCGGTTCACATGAGAGGGGCGGACAAGGGCAAGGCTCGATCACCGCGCTCTTACATGACCCCGACTGCCTCTCTAGGTACAAAGGCCGGTGGCCGTCACAATGGGAAAGCGGATACGCTGGCCTCACAGATTGCGGAACTGGAAGGAATGGAGGTGTCCCAGACTGGCCAGTTGAACCCGACGTGGGTCGAGTGGCTAATGGGGTGGCCTATCGGGTGGACCGACTGCGAGCCCTTGGAAACGGACAGGTTCCAAGATGCGCAGCAGAGGCGTTCTTGCGGCTGTATAGGAGGTGCTTAGATGGAACATAAGGAGGAGCAAACCATGAAATTCGATTCTGAGAGGACCGGCACCGGGACCCGCGAGTGGGCGGAGGTGACGGAAAACATACAGTTGGGGTGCGTCAACGATTGCCTGTACTGCTACGCGGCGAACAACGCCAACAGGTTCCGGCGCCGCGACCGCGCGGAGTGGGCCAGGGAGGAACTCACTCGGCGCGCCAACATGCGGAGTTACCCGGCCAAGGAGGGCGTGGTCATGTTCCCCAGCGCTCATGACATCACGCAGTTCAACGTGGAGGCCTTCATCAAGGTGGCCAAGCTCATCCTTGCCAAGGGAAACAAGCTCCTCATCGTCACCAAGCCGCGCCTGGACATCATGCTGCGCGTCATGGAGGAACTGTCCCCCTGGCGGGACCAGATACTCCTTCGCTTCACCATCGGGAGTATGGACGCCGGTCTCACCGCGCTCTGGGAGCCGGGGGCGCCGTCCCCTTCGGAGAGGCTCTTTTGCCTGCGCGTGGCGGGGCATCGGGGCTTTGCATTCTCGGTCTCCATTGAGCCGATGCTGGGCGGAGTGGAGGAAACGCTCCGGGTGGTTCGGATGTGCATGCCCTTTGAGCCGGAAAGCGTGTGGATCGGCAAGATGAACAAGATCCGGGTGAGGGTGGCGGACAAGCGCCAGGAGGTCCTGGAGGCCATCCGCCGCGTGGAGGAACTGCAGCGGGATGAGGAAATCCTCCGTCTGGTGGACTCTCTCAAGGGCAACCCGGCCATCCGCTGGAAGGACAGCATCAAGGTAGTGCTGGAAAATAACAAATCAGGAGGCAACAGAGCATGAAACCGGTAACTTTTGAAGGTCACAACATCGTCCTGGGGGCTGGCCAGCCTCAGTACCAGCCGCTTCCTGCCTACCGAGTAGGAGACACCGCCGGGACCGTCATTTCCTGCTGGGAACTGGAGCCCAATGACAAGCTCATTTTGGAAAGGACCGGGAGGATCTGGCTCTCCCAGCTCACTTTCAACCAGCCGCTCCAGCCTCAACTCCCCAGCTCGACCAGACCGGCGGAGTTGGGCGTCATCACCGGGCCGGTGGCCGCGGAGGTAAAAGAGCCGTGCTGCACCGATGACCCGCGGGAGTGCGAGGGCTGCAGGAAACCGGATGACGAGGCCGGCGAGGCGCGAAAGTTCCAGACCAAGGACGGGGGGCTGGTGGCCATGGCTTCCGCTGGCATCATCCAGATGGGCGTCAATCCCTTCGGCTTCGTCTGCGCGGACTGCGGGACCTTCCACTCCATCGGATACGACTTGCGGGAGGATGGGCTCCTGGACATCGAGGTGCACCGGGACGAGGAGGAAACCCGGCGCTATCGGGAGCACCTGGGGATACCGGGTAGCGGTCAGGACTGCGCGCGTGAACTCATCGCCGTGGATGACATGGTGATGCAGGCGCTGGCCGCGGTGCTCCCGGAGACGGAGACGCTGGAGGGCTCCCCGGAGAAGCGCGTGGGCCAGCTCATCACCATCCTGGGGATGCATCGGGAGGTCCTGGCCAACTATCAGGCCACCATGCGGCACATGGTCAAGGGGATCGAGATAGCCAGGGACGCGGTGCGCCAGGAGATGGAGGCGCAGCGGCTCACCTCCGTGTTGAGCCAGTCGCAGCTCCTTGTTCTGGCGGATGACGCGCTTTCCACCATGGTCCCCAGTGAAAAGAAGGAGGACGGCCCCAGGATCATCCTTCCGGGAGGGTGCGCATGAACCTGGCAATGGTGGAGGAACAGCTCAAGAACTGGCACGGCCGGAAATTCGGCCGGGTGGATCTCGACATCGCCGCGACCATGCGGAAGTTCGGGGAGGAGGTGGGCGAGTTCATCCAGGCGGTCATCAACGGGGAGCCTGGGCCTATTGCGGAGGAGGCGGCGGATGTCCTCTTCATCATGTGCCACATCGTCCGGGAGTTCGGCGGTGCCGGCGCGCTCAATGAGGCGGTGGTGGGAAAGCTTGGTGTCATCTATGAGCGGCTCCAGGTGGAGGAGTTGGGCGAAGCGCGGTTAGCATGGTCCTCGGCTGTTCCGCTGCAATCCAAAGGTGACGGCTTGATCGAGTGCCCGACCTGCAAGGGGAGGGCGTGACGGGCGCCGGTGTGTGCTCCATCTGCGACGGAGAAAAAAAGATTCTCGGTCCTGATTTCTTGACAATGAACGGCTTCTAGTAGTACACCGCAGGGGAGCCGGTGCAAATGGGTTAAATGGTGCATAAAAAGGCGGTCCCGGCTAACGGAATCGCCTTCTTTTTTTGTGTTTCTCAGGAGGAAGTGGTGAAAATTGACGATTTGCCACCGAAAAGGCGCCGATTTGTGGAGGAGTATCTCAAGGACCTCAACGGTACTCAGGCCGCTATCCGTGCGGGATACTCGGAGAGGACGGCCAACGAGCAGGCGGCGGCTCTCTTAGCGAATCCTAGCGTCAAGGCTGTGGTGCAGGCTCTCATGGCGGAGCGTTCAAAGCGGACGGAGGTGGACGTTGACCGCGTGGTGCAGGAGCTGGCGGTGGCTGCGTTCTTCGATCCGGCGGAGTTGGTGGGGTATCGGGTGACCAGGCCGGGGTGTATCGCCTGCCTCCCGGAGCATGTGCGCCGCTGCATCGTCGGCTGGGGCTGGGACAAGCTGGGAAACTTCGTGCTCAAGTTCGCCAACAAGACCACCAGCCAGGACCTCCTGGGGCGTCACCTGGGCATGTTCACCAACAAGCTGGAGCTGTCGGGTAACCTCGGCGTGCGCGGGGAGATGTCGGACCTGGAGATTGCCAACAGGATGTTGACGCTCATCTCCAAGCTGGAGGCGCGCGCCAACGGGAAGGGAGGCGCAGATGACGAGAGTTAAGACCATAAGAAGCGAGGCGGAGGCCGGGTATTTGTATCACTGCGGCCAGGCGTTCATGGTGGTAGTCAGGTTGCATTATTGGCCGTGGGGTGATTGGTGGGAGGCGTTGTGCACGCTGGCCACCTTTCTTGAGGCGGTGGCGTGTCTGGTCCTCCTCCCTGTGATAGTCCCTCTGGCGGGGTACACCCGAAAGCGTGATGCGATGCGGCGCGCGGAGATGTCCGTCCGGGGGCATTCATGACGATGGCTCCGCTCAGTAAGCTCAAGGATCTCCTGGGGTATGCCACGGAGGAGGAGAAGGCGGAACTGGCCATGCTCATGCGCGCGGCCACGCCGGTGTGGGTTCCGATGTTCGAGGGGCCGCAGCGGGAGGCCTACGAGTCGGAGGCGGATATTGTTTTCTACGGCGGAGCGGCCGGCGGCGGCAAGACGGACTTGGTGATAGGGCTGGCGCTCACGGAGCATACGCGCTCTATCATCTTCCGCAAGATCGGCACGGAACTCCAGGCGATACAGGACAGGATGCAGGAGATCCTGGGGACGGACGTGGGGCTCAACTCCCAGAAAGGCATCTGGCGCGTCCCCGGCGTCGGTAAGCGTCAAGTGGAGTTCGGCGCAGTTCCCAACATGGGGGACGAAAAGAAGTATCAGGGGCGTCCCCATGACCTCAAGGTGTTCGATGAGGTGACCAGTTTCCCGGAGTCTCAGGTCCGGTTCCTCATCACCTGGAAGAGGACCACCATCAAGGGGCAACGCTGCCGGGTGGTGTTCACCGGCAACCCGCCGGTTGACGCCCAAGGGGAGTGGGTTATCCGCTTCTTTGCCCCTTGGCTCGATCCTGACCACCCCAACCCGGCCAAGCCTGGGGAGCTTCGCTATTTCATCACGGACGATGACGGGAAGGACCTGGAGGTGGATGGGCCAGGCGAACACCAGACGGCCAGCGGGAAGATGAGGAAAGCGGAGTCCAGGACCTTCATCCCTTCCAAGGTGGAGGACAACCCTTTCCTCATGGAAACCGGTTATGACGCCACCCTGGACGCTCTCCCGGAGCCGCTGCGCTCCATGATGCGGGATGGAAACTTCCAGGCCGGCAAGATGGAAAACCCCTTCCAGGTCATCCCCTCGGAGTGGGTGAAGGCCGCACAAGCCAGATGGAGCGAGGACGGCAAGAAGACCCCCATGGATTCCATCGGGCAGGACGTGGCGCGCGGGGGGCGCTGCGAGACGATCATCTCCCGGCGTCATGGCTCCTGGTATGACAAGCTCCTGGCCTTCCCCGGTGCGGCCACCCCGGACGGACCCAGCGCCGCGGCTGTCGCACTCGCCGCGCAGAAGGACGGCGCTCCCATCCATGTGGACGTGGTGGGTGTCGGCACCTCCCCCTATGACCACCTCAAGAGTGCCGGGGTGCATGTGGTGGGGATCAACGGCGCGGACGTGGGCCATGGCACGGACAAGAGCGGCCGGCTCAGGTTCTACAACCTCCGCGCTCAACTCTGGTGGCAGTTCCGGGAAGCGCTCGACCCTAACGCGGTCCCCCCCATTGCTCTCCCCCCTGGCCAGGACGTGCGCGCGGACCTTTGCGCACCTACCTGGACGCTGCGCGCAGGAAAGATCCTCATCGAGAGCAAGGATGACCTCATCAAGAGGATAGGGCGCTCCCCGGACAAGGGGGACGCCATCATTTACGCCAGCGTGGAGACGCCGAAGCGCCAGGCACTGCCACCGGGCAAGACCCGGCACGTGGTTGATTACGATCCGCATGGAGGGCTGTGATGGCTGTGGTCCCGCTGCCGTTCGAGATGAAAAAGTTTGCCAGGGTTTCCACCCTCATGGCGCGCTGGGAGTGCAGCGTGGATCTGGTGCGTGAGCTGGCCAGCAAGGGGGTAATCAAGCTGTGGCACCCGGAAGGAAAGGAGGGAGCCAGGGGGATGCGCGTGGACGTGGCCAGCGTCCTGGAAGCTGAACGGAGGGGATACCTTCCCTGTTCCGTGCTGGTGGAAGAGGACCCATAGGCGCGTCACCGCGCGGCTATAGGTGGTTATCGTAGGTTGAGGGGGCTAATTGGCCCCCTTTTTTTGTGCTCAAATCGCGGCCGTCTGCAAATTCTCTTAATGCGAGGTGCTTATGTGCGGCGGTTCTCCCCCTTCCCCTCCTCCGGTTGTTCCACCCCCCGAGGAACAGGACGCCGGTGTGGTCTCGGCGCGTGACAGCGAAAGACTGAGGCGCCGCATGGCGGCAAGCAACACCGTCCTCACCGGCTCCCAGGGGGCCAGCGGCAAGGCCATCACCGCGGTCAAGACGCTCCTGGGCCAGTAGCGTGGCGGCGCGCGCACCGGATAACCACAACGGGCGCGTGGTCTGCCTGGCATCCGGTAAGAGGCGCTACCGGAAGCGGAAACAGGCTTTAACCGGCGCCAACATGGTGGCCGCGGACTTCCTGGTGAGGCTGCGAGTTTACAAGTGTCCGAAGTGCAACGACTGGCATTTAACAGAGGTGATAGATGGCGGAAACCATGACCAAACGGCAACAGTTGGAGCGCCGGCTGGCGGAACTCAAGGCGGAGCGGGAGTCCTTCTTCCCGCACTGGCAAGAGCTTACTAAGTTCCTTTCTCCCAGGACCGGGCGCTATCTCACGACCAACCGGACCAAGGGGGCCAAGGCCAACGATGCCATCATCAACAGTTGTGCCACCACGTCGCTGCGGACGCTGAAGTCCGGGATGCACGCCGGCATGACTTCGCAGTCCCGCCCCTGGTTCCGCCTCATGATCGAGGATGAGGACCTCATGAAGTTCAAGCCGGTCAAGTCCTGGCTCTTCGAGATGGAGACCAGAATGAGGACGGTTTTTGCGCGGTCCAACTTCTACAACGTCATGCCCTCCATGTACGGGGCGCTGGGGGGGCACGGCACCGCGGCCATGGCCATCCTCGAAGACCCCAGAACCACCATCCGCTGCTATCCCTTCCCGGTCGGCTCCTTCTACATCGCGCTTAACGACCGGCTCAAGTGCGACACCTTATACCGGCAGTTCTCCATGACCGTGCGCCAGGTGGTCATGCAGTTCGGCCTGGAGCGGTGCTCTCAGACCATTAAAACCCTCTGGGACCGCGGGAGCTATGAGCAACAGGTGGAGGTGACCCACGCCATAGAGCCCAACGTGGGCCGGGACCCCTCGAAGCTGGACGCCAGGGATAAGCCCTTTCGCTCCATCTATTGGGAGTCGGGCGGCAAGTCCCAGGGGGATCTCTTCCTCTCGGAGTCCGGGTTCGATGAGTTCCCGGTCATGGCCCCCCGCTGGGACGTGGAGGGTGATGACGTCTATGGCTACTCTCCGGGAATGGACGCGCTGGGGACGGTCAAAGGGCTCCAGTTCACGGAGAAGCGCAAGGCGGAGGCGCTGGACAAGCTAGTGCGTCCTCCGATGCTCGCGGACTCGGCGCTCAAGGAGTCGGGCTCCAGCATAGTCCCCGGTGGCGTGACCTACATCGACAACCTGGCGGCGCAGCAGCACGCGGCTTTCCGTCCCGCGTACCAGTTCCAGCCGCACATCAACGAGCTGCGCGCGGACATCGAGGCTCAAAAGGCGGAGATCCGCAAGATCTTCTATGAGGACCTCATGCTCATGTTCGCCACCTCGGACATCAACCAGGTGACGGCGCGGGAGGTGGAGGAGCGCCACCAGGAGAAGCTCCTGGTGCTGGGTCCCACCATCGAGAGGTGCGGGGAGGAGCTTTATGACCCGGCGATTGATCGGACCTTTGCTCTCATGCTCCGCCGGGGAGAGGTTCCGCCTCCTCCCCAGGAGCTGCACGGCCAGCCGCTCAAGGTGGAGTACATCAGCGTGATGGCGCAGGCGCAAAAGCTGGTGGGGACCGCTTCCATGGAAAGGGTGGCCGGGTACATCGGCAACCTGGCCAACTTCAACCCGGACGCGGTGGACAAGCTCAACGTGGACGCGGCCGTGGACGAATACGCCGGGATGCACGGCGTCCCCCCCACGGTCATAAGGACCAGCGACGAGGTGGCCAAGATCCGGGATGCACGCGCACAGCAGGCACAGGCTAAGGCGATGGCGGAGGCGGCGCCGGCCATGGGGAGCGTGGCCACGGCCGCTAAGACGCTCTCGGAGACCAACATCGAAGACGCCAGCGCGCTCACGCGCCTCCTGGGGGTGAGGTGATGGCAGGGAAGAAGGCCAAGGCCCAACCCCAGCACCTCCTGGACGTCAACGAGATCCTGGCCACCCCAGCCGGGGCGCGGTTCGTCTGGCGGCTCCTGGAGAGGACCGGGATTTACAGGACCTCCTTCAACAGTGACCCCGCTGTCATGGCGATGCAGGAGGGGCAACGCAACATAGGGCTCTGGGTCCTGGGGGACATCCTCCAGGCCTGCCCGGAGAAGTACATCAACCTTTTACAGAGTTCAAAGGCAAGGAGGGAGAGGGCAAATGAAGAAGCGTTCCATGTGGTGGAGGCTGATCCTGACGATTCTGTTGATTCCGCTGACGCTGGGAGTGGGAGTCCCTGACGATGGCGGCGCGGGTGGTGCTGCTGGTGGGGACGGCAAGGCCGGGGGCGATGGTGGCGCTGGCGGCGGCTCTGTCCTCGGCGGGGACGGAGGTGCTGCTGGGGACAAGGGAGCCGGCGGGGGTGGAGATCCCGGCGCCGGTGGCGATGATCTGGCCAAGCTGTTCACCCCGGAACTCATCGAGGCACGCAAGGCGGAGTTGGCCGCTGCCAAGGCGGAGGAGACCCACCGCGCCGGTCTCACCCAGGAGCAACGTGACGCGGAGGACGCTGAGAAGGCCAAGGCAGAAGCGGCCAAGACGGTCCCGGAGACCTATGACATCAAATTCCCGGAAGGGATGGAGCCGGTCCCGGAACTCTTAGCGGAGTTCACCCCCCTGGCCAAGGAACTGGGGCTCAACAACGAGCAGGCGCAGAAGCTGGCGGACTTTGAGCTGAAGGTGGCCGCTAACCGCCAGGAGGCATACAACCAGATGGCCCTGGGCTGGGTGGAAACGGCCAAGAAGGACGCGGAGATCGGCGGCGACGGCTGGGATGAAAACATCACCGTGGCGCAGCGCGCGCTCAACACCTTCGGCACCCCGGAACTCAAGACCATGCTGAACCAGTACAAGGTGGGCAATCACCCGGAGATGATCCGGCTCATGGTGAGGATCGGCAAGGCCGTCCGGGAGGACGGGATGGTGATTCCCGGCGCGCAGGGCGGCGGGGACAAGGGCGATATGGCCACAAGACTTTACGGCGGCACCAAGTAGATCGGTTCAACCTCCCCGTTTTGTCGGAGAACACCGGCCGGCGGGTACAAACCTTTGCGGGATAACTACCCGCCAGGAGGAACATCATGGCAGTCATCGGCAACAAGGGGGCAACCCTTATCGACATCGCCAACTCCCTCGACCCCCAGGGACGTGTGGCGGACGTCGCGGAACTCCTCAACCAGACCAACGCTCTCCTGGAGGACATGCCCTTCAAGGAAGGCAACCAGGTCAGCGGCCACCGCTCCGTCATCAGGACCGGCCTCCCCAGCGCCACCTGGCGCAAGCTGTACGAGGGTGTGCAGCCTTCCAAGTCCACCAGGACCCCGGTTGTGGACACCTGCGGGATGCTGGAAGCGCGCAACCACGTGGACAAGGACGTGGCGGAGGAGAACGGCAACACGGAGGCCTTCCGTCTCTCGGAGGCGGTGGCGGAAGTGGAGGCCATGAACCAGACCATGGCCGGAACCGTCTTCTACGGGGACCACACCGCCAACCCGGAAAGGTTCACCGGGCTCACCCCCAGGTACAACACCCTTTCCACCTCGGTCCCGGTCTCCCAGAACGTCATCAGCGCCTCCGGTAGCCAGTCGGACAACACCTCCATCTGGCTCATCGTCTGGGGGGACAACACCGTGCACGGCTTCTACCCCAAGGGGAGCAAGGCCGGCCTGCAGCATGAGAACCTGGGGCTCCAGGACGTCCAGGACGCAAACGGCGGCTACTACCGGGCATACAAGGACTGGTGGCAGTGGAAGTGCGGTCTGGTGGTGAAGGACTGGAGGTATGCGGTGAGGATCTGCAACATCGACGTTTCCAACCTCACCGGCGAGTCCTCCGCGGCGGACCTCATCAAGCTCATGATAAAGGCCATGCACCGCATCCCGTTCCTCACCATGGGGCGCCCGGTGTTCTACGCCAACAGGACCGTGCGCGAGATGCTGGACATCCAGGCGCTCAACAAGTCGAGCAACGCGCTTTCCATCAGGGAGTCCGCCGGCCAGTTCTCCACGCAGTTCCTGGGCATCCCCATCAAGACCTGTGACCAGCTCCTCAACACGGAGGCGGCGGTCAGCTAGTCCATCACAACCGGGGAGGGGCGTGAGCCCTTCCCCCCTATCGCTTCCAAAGGAGGAGCATCTCATGATTCTGGATAAAAGCCTCGAAATGAGCCTGGCACAGGCTTTCACCGCGCAGGGGACCACCGTCTCCACCAACGTCATCGACTTGGGCAGCGCGCGCAACATCGGCGCCGGGGACGATCTCTATCTCTTCGTGCGCGTAGACACCGCCGTCACCTCCCTCGGCGCCGCCACCGTGGACATCCAGCTCCAGACCTCCGCCAACGCGGACCTCTCCAGCGCGGACGTTCTTCTCTCCACCGGCGCCATCGCCAAGGCCACTCTGGTGGCCGGCAAGACCTACAAGCTCAAGCTCCCGGTGGGCAGCTACAAGCGTTACCTGGGCGTGGGCTACGTGGTCGGCACCGCGGACCTCACCGCCGGCAAGTTCGATGCCTGGATAGCCAAGGACGTGGACGCTCACGACCAGTATCCCAGCGGCTTCTCTGTGCTCTAAGGGAGGGGTGACCTATGGCGCGTTATAAGGCAACGGCACGCGGTTTCGCCGGGCGTCTCATCGAAGAGGGTGAGGAGTTCGACTTCGACGGTCCCAAAGGCTCCTGGATGCAGGAGCTGGAGAAGGCCGGCGAGGACGAGGACGGCGAAGATGGTGAAGGGGAAGGCGGCACCCTTACCAGGGACCAGGTAAAGGCCGCACTTGACGCCATGGGCGTGCAGTACAACGTCCGGGCGGGAACGGAGGCGCTTCAGAAGCTCCTGGATGTGGAGCTGGAGAAGGCCGCTCAGTAAACCATCACCTGGCGGGGGAGGTCATCCTCCTCCGCCTTTTTCGTCTTCAAGGAGTGAACCATGACAAGCTGGAATACCCCTCTTATCAGCGCGGACAAAGAAATCGTTATCAGGACGATCATACCGATAACCGCAGATGTCACCTACCCTAGCGGGGTGGCCGTCCGTGTCGTGAATGGTGGCGGGTTTTCCATCTCGTCCGGGAAGATCCTGACCATCAACGGACCTTTCGAGGCCGGTCCTTACCAGGTCTTTTACGGTCCTGGCTATTACAACGTGAGAGGTCTGAAAGAGGCCAGGGGACTCTGGTGGGGGTCCGACAATTACCCGAAGGAGGCTGTTGTATCCTCCACGGAAAGGCGGACCTTTGGGGTGCTCGTAGGGCATGAGGTTGTGGCTGGTGGCCCTCTGGGCGATGTGCGCGTCCATGGGGAAAACGAGGTGCCAGGCGCCACGGATACGACCACGATCATCAACACAGCTCTTGCGCTGGGTGGCAACGTCACCATCCCGCCGGGGGTGTGGCTGGTCACCGGGGTCACCGCGGACGTGCCCGGAACGACCATCATGCTCATGCCTGGCGCCATCTTGAAACTGAAAGACGGCAGTAACGCACCTGTCATTTCTGCCACGGCTGCGGATGTGACCGTCACCGGCGGCGAGATCGACGGCAACGCAGCAAACCAGACCCGGCAAAACTACGGTGCCGCAGGCATCGAGTTCATTTCTGCCGATAACGGGAAGGTCCTGGGCACCTACATCCACGATACCGCCGGCAACGGCGTTTTCGGCCAGGACTCTCAGAACCTTTCGGTAAGGCTCAACCGTATCCTCAACACGGACATTCAGTGCGTTTTCATCAAGGCTCAATCGGGTGTGGACGTTCTCAATCCGGACGTGAGTTACAACGTGGTTGACCGGAGCATGAGTTCTTATCACCTCCCCGCCATTTTGATCCAAAGGGACAACGGCGGCACGATCAAGAAGGCGACGGCCAACGGCAACCACGTCACCCTGCCAACCACCAACCTGGTGGCGGATGACATCGGCATAGGTATCCGGGCGGACGATTACGTGGTGGACTCGAACGTTGTCACCGGCGGGTACATGAGCATCTCCATCGACAGGTCTACGGGGGGGAGCGGGACCGGCAACAACCTTACCGGCGCCGTCTGGGGCGTGGAGTTCGCGGGGTCCAGCAACTGCCAGTTGACCGGGGGCACGATCAACGCTCTGACCTACGGGGTGGTAATCGACGGGACGGACGCCAACTCCAACGATAACGGCATAACGGGCGTGAACATCAAGGCCGGGACCTGCGGGGTTTTCGGCTCGATGTCCTCAGGTTACCGGATGGACCGCACCGCGGTGGTGGGCTGTCCGATAACGGTCAATCATGCATCCGGGAATGCTGTCTATTTGAAGTTCGGGGACAACTGCACGGTGGTGGGCAACCCGATGAAAAACCTGGTTGCCGGCGGCGTGGCTGTGTTCCTGGACCGCTCGGACATTGCGACGGTGACCGGGAACAGCGTCCTTGGTTTCTTGGTCTGCACCCAGGCCTATGACTACCAGGCAAGTGCTCAGACCTACACCAACGTTAGCAACAACTACGTACCCAACGGCAACGTGTTCACGCTTTCCGGTCTGCGCACCTTTGGGACCGGCTGCAGGCAAATCGGCAACACCGGATCGAGCCACTATTACGACATCCTGGACATGCAAACCAACGTGAGGCACATCCGCTCGACGGGGAGCCCGGAAGGTGTCTATGCAGCCGGCGTCGGGTCGATCTATCACCGCACCAACGGGGTCCCCGGTGCGACTATCTACATTAAGGAATCCGGAACCGGGAATACCGGCTGGGCGGCTGTCGCTACCTATTCCGGGATTGGTTACGGGACCTATACCCCGGTGGCCACTATCAAGGCAAACATCGCATCTAATCCGGTGGTTTCTAAGTGCCAGTATCTACGCATGGGGACATCTGTAACCGTTTCGGGAATCATCACGGTGGAGCCTTCGGCGGTGGGTGCCAACACGGAGGTGGAAATCACGCTCCCGGTGGTTAGTGACCTGGCTGCGGCGGAGGATGTTGCTGGCGTGGCGTTTAGCGCCACAAACGCCGGCCAGGGCGCGGCTATCATCGCAAACCCCGCCACTAATAAGGCTCTCATCAAGTGGTTCTCTTCGAGCGTGGCAAGTTCGGTTATGGCCTTCACCTTCACCTATGAGGTCAAGCTGTAATCCGGGAAATCAACAATTTACTGCAGGGGAGGCCAAAACATGAAGATGGTTTCTATGAAAATGACCCCTAAGAAGGGGGATAAGGACAGCGAAGTAATGCCGGTCGGCGGCGGAGAGGACAAATACCCCTGGGGTCTGCGCCTCAACCTGGGTGATGAGGAACTCAAGAAGCTCGGCATGAAGGAACTCCCCAAGGTGGGCCAGGTGCTCACCATGCAATGCCAGGTGAAGGTGGTGGGAGTCCGGGCAAGCGAGACGCAGCAGGGCGAGGACCGCAACCTGGAGCTGCAGGTGACGGACTGCGGGGTGGACATGGGGGGCGGGATGGACATGGAGAAGAAGGCATCCAGCCTCTACGGCGGCAACAAGGGGGGGATGTAGGCCATGACTCCGAAAACCAAAACGGAGCTTTGCCAGATGGCGCTGGGGAAGATCGGCGTTTCAAAGCGTCTCGGCAACGTGGACACGGACCAGACCAACGAGGCTATCCAGTGCCGTCTGTACTATGACGGCGCGCTGGACCGGGCGCTGGGTGAGCTGCCGTGGAAGTTCGCCACCAGAACGGCGGACCTTACGGATCTGGGAACCCCGCCGGCACGATGGGGCTACCGCTACGCGCTCCCGGCCGATTGCATCACGGCGCGCATGATTCCCCTTCCCGCGCTGGGGGGGCTCGATCCCGGACCGCTGGCCCTTCTCAGTTCTGCACCCACGCTCCTGGGCGCGCCCTTCGAGATCGTGGAGAACGAACCGGCCCCCGGCCTGGCACTTTGCACGGATATCCCGGAAGCGTCCCTCATCTATACGGCGCGCATCTCCACCATCGCGCTCTACCCCCAGACCTTCATCGACCTCTTTTGCTGGTCCCTGGCCATGGACTTGGCGCCTCCGCTGGCCACGTCCTCCGGGCTCATCAACTCGGCTAGCCAGGGCTATGCGGCCACCGTGCTCCGGGTGGGGGCGCGGGATCTCAATCAGGAAGTCCCCAGGGCGAACCTGGCGGAATCCGATTTCATCACGGCGAGGTACTGACACATGAGCCAAAGCATTCCCCAACTCTCTTTCACAGCCGGCGAGCTTGCACCGGAGATGTACTCCAGGAGCGACATCAACCGCTATTACTCCGGGGCGCGTGAAATCCTCAACTTCGTGGTGAGGCCTTACGGTGGACTGTCGAACCGGACCGGGACCACCTACGTGGGGGACCTGGGGGGATCTTCGCGCCTCATCCCCTTCCAGTTCTCGACGGTCCAGACCTACGTGCTGGCCTTCGGGGACTACACCCTGCGCGTCTTCACCAACGGGGGGCAGGTTGTCTATCCGGTGGGACATGCTTCCGCCGGCCAGCCGGTGGTCATCGCCACCATCTACCCGGAGGCCGCGCTGCAGCGGCTCAAGTTCACCCAGAACGCGGACGTCATGACGCTGTGCCACCCGGACTATCCCCCCCAGCAGTTGAGCCGCTACGATCATCACGATTGGCGCTTTGCGGCCTTCAGCAATACCGGGGGGCCATTTCTGGACGTCAACGTAGATGACACCATCACCATGTACAGCTCCGGGGTGACCGGCAACATCACCGTTACCTCTACCGTCCCCTTCTTCACCTCGGACATGGTGGGGCGCCTTCTTTACCTGGAGCAGTCCCCGGACTCGACCGTGCAGCGCTGGGAGGTCCAGAAGGGAATCACCGTGAACGACATCCGCCGCGCCGGGTCGAACTACTACAAGGCGGTAGCCGGTGGCACCACCGGCACGGTTCGCCCGGACCACACGGAGGGTACTTCCTACGATGGGGACCCTGGCGTCCCCTGGCTCTACCTGCACAGCGGTTCCGGGGTGGTGCTCATCACCTCCATCGTTTCGTCAACCGTGGTCAATGCCACCGTGGTGAACCGGCTACCGGATAAGGTGATGGCCAGCACGGTCCCCAAAAACATCACCGGGCTCACACCGGGGGACGGGATCAGCGTCCCGGTGCGCGTCACCATACCCGCCCACGGTTTTTTCAACGCTTCTAGCGTGACGGTCCAGGGGGTCGTGGGGACCACCGCGGCAAACGGCACCTGGCAAATTTTGGTTATCGACGCCAACACCTTCGACCTGGTGGGGTGCTTCGATAACCAGGCTTACATCAGCGGCGGCTCGGTGACCTATACCTTCGCAGCCATCCCCACCTACAAGTGGGCGCTGGAAGCATGGGGCGGTGACCAGAACTATCCGGGGGCCACCACCTATTACCAGCAGCGTCAAGCCTTCGCCGCGTCCCTGGGTAAGCCTCAAGCCCTGTGGTTTTCACGTACCAAGGGGTACACCGATTTCGGCACCAGCACGCCGGTCCTGGACGATGACTCCATCTCCTTTACCGTGGCCTCCCGCGAGGTCCAGGAGATCCGCCACATCGTGGAGCTGTCGGACCTCATCCTTTTCACCTCCGGGGGATCGTGGACCATGAAGGGGACCAGTGACGGGGTGCTCACCCCCAGCTCCGTCAACGTCAAGCGCCAGGGGGCCATCGGGTGCTCCCACGTCGCTCCGGTCATCATCGGCAGCAACGCGCTTTTCATCACGGAGAAGGGCTCCCAGCTTCGGAGCCTCGGCTATTCCTTCCAGCAGGACGCTTTCATCGGGAACGACCTCACCGTCATCTCGCACCATCTTTTTTCGGACCACTCCATGGTGGACATGGCCTTCCAGAACCTTCCCTATTCCTGCCTGTGGGTAGTGCGTGAGGACGGGATGCTCTTGGGCCTCACCTATCTCCCGGACCAGGACGTGGCCGGGTGGCACCACCACACCACCATCGGGCAATTCCGCGCCGTTTGCTGCGTGTCTGAGGGTGGGGAAGATGCTGTCTATTTCGCGGTGGATCGCATGGTGAGCGGGACAACCAAGCATTACCTGGAGCGGGTCTCTGCCAGGTCCGCCGGGATCTTCCTGGATTCTGCGCTCACCTACTCCGGGGCGCCTGTCTCCTCCGTCTCCGGGCTCTCGCACCTGGAAGGGCTCACGGTGGGCATCCTGGCGGATGGGGAGTATGCGGGGACCGCGGTGGTTTCCGGGGGCTCGATCAATTTACCGGCGCCGGCAAGCGCCGTTGTGGTGGGGCTACCTATCATCTCGCAACTGGAGACGCTGGACATCACCTCCAGCCAGGGCAACCTGCGCACGGCGCAGAAGCTGGTGAATCACGTGAGCCTTTTGGTGGACGAGTCTGAGGAGGTCCTGGCGGGGCCTGACGCGGCGAACCTGATGGTTTACACAAGGGACAGCTCCATGGTGGGAGCGGACAGCAGCCTGGCGTCAATCAGCATCCCGGCCACATGGTCCAAAACCGCGCGCATCGTGGTGAGGCAGGAAAAGCCGCTCCCGCTTTCCGTGCTCGCGGTGATACCGGAAGTGAGCACCGGCGGGGTCTGACGAACACTTAAAGAACTGGAGGAGGGGGGGACACATGGCGGTGGATTGGGTACAGGTGGGGCTGGTGGTGGGAAACTTTGGCGCGATGGCGGCGCTGGTCAAGGTGTACGCGTCCAAGGTGGATAAGCACGCGGAGCTGGTCCCTGCCATGGCGGAGTCTCTTAAGACGGTGGCTAAAGCTCTGGAGACAACGGGGCAATCAATCCAGGAGCTTTACAACAGTCGCAACAGCCACGCGCTGGACATCGAGCGGCTCAAGATGACGCACAAGCTCCGCGGCTGCGAGTTGCCTGTAAAGGAGCATGACGATGAAACCTGAGATCGTCCGGGCTCTCCCGGAACACATCGAACAGGTGGCCAAGAGGGTGAGACAGGCGGACCGGCTGGAGCTGTTCCTGGCGTACCGGGAGGAGCCGGCGGCGGTCCTGCGCCGGTCCTTCGATGAATCTCTCCTCTCCTGGACCGGCATGATCGACGGGGAACCGGTGTGCATGTTCGGGGTGGCTCCCGGCGTGATACTGGGGGATGTCGGGCATCCCTGGATGGTGGGAACCGATCGGTTGGACCGTCACCCCTTCGTTTTCCTGCGCCGCTGCAAGGGCTGCGTCCGGGAGATGCTGGCCGCTTTCTCCACCCTGGAGAACTATGTCCACCAGGAGAATAGGAGGGCGCTCCAGTGGCTCATGTGGCTGGGCTTTAAGGTGTCGATACCAGGGGAGCCCATGGGACCATTCGGGGCTTCCTTCTGCCATTTCGTGATGAGGAGGAACGGACCATGAAGGAAAGCGAGATCCAGGCGGTCCCCGTCCCGGAGATCCGGGGCAAGGTGGCGGCACTGGAAAAGATGATGCTGCAGCTCCCTCAACAGCAGATGGAGGCTGTGCACCACTACGCACCGGGCCTGTACGGCAAGGAGCTTAGGATACCGGCCGGCACGCTCATTGTGGGGAAGGTGCATCTGCAGGGGCACCTCAATTTCCTCATGGAGGGGTGCATCACCGTTTTCACGGAGCAGGGAATGAAGAGGCTTTCCGCTCCCTTCATCCTTTCCTCTGAGGCCGGCATGAAGCGGGTGGGGGTCACGCATACGGATACCACCTGGGTCACGGTTCACGCCATCGAGGGGGCGGAACTCCTGGAGCCTGACGAGGTGGAGAAGGTGCTCACCGTGGACACCATGGACGATTACGACGAACTCCTGGAGTACGTTTCCAAGGAGCTACTGGAGGGGGGGCAACCATGAGCATGGCATACACCGCGGTGGCGCTTTCTGTCATTTCTATTGCGGCCACCGCGACTACCGGTTACTTGCAGGCGGACAACGCCCGGAAGGTCGGCAACTACAACAAAGGCGTGGCGGAAAACAACGCGCTGGCGGCAGCACAGCAGGGCGCCGTTGCTGCCTCGGAGCATCGCCAGAAGGTGCGCCAGATGATCGCCTCCCAGAACGCCGCCTATTCCGCCACCGGGGTGGATTCCTCGACCGGGAGCGCGGCGAAGATCCAGGAGGACACCGCCGGCTTCGGTGAACTGGACGCGCTGCGGATTCTGAACAACGCGCAGAACGCGGCTTCCGGGATGAGAGCACAGGGCGCACTGGAGGATTGGAAGGGTGACGCGGCCTTTACCTCCGGGATGTTCAATACGGCCGGCGAGACGGCGGGATCGGCGTCCACCGCGCTGGTAGGTGCAAAGAACGCCGGGATGTTCGGAGGTGGCAAAAAATGAGAGTTCCCGTCTACAACCAGAGCCAAGTCCAGCCGACGCTCAACCCGCGCCCGATGGCTGGCGGTCCCGCTCCGGTCCCCACGGCCGGCGCCGCGGGGCTGGAAAAGGCCAGCCGCGTCATGTGGGACCTTGCTGCGCAGGAGAAGAGGAAGGCCGATGAGAAGGCGCTCTATGACTTTCGGGTAAAGCTGGACGATCAGGAGACGGCTACCGCTTTCGGAGACGGCAAAGCTCCGGGCTTCCTACAGACGCGCGGTGAGGATGCCCCAAAGCAGTTGGAAAGCACGCTGGCCACTTTCACGGAGGGGCTGGCGAAGCTGCGCGCTACGGCTCAGAACGATGAGCAGCGCCAGGCTTTCGACGTCATGGCGGAGGAGCGACGGAGAACGGTGGAGCGGTCCTTCCGCTCTCATGCCTCGGCACAGTTCCAGACGGCCAGGGACGCCTCACAGGAGGCTATGGAAAAATCCACCCTGCGGAACATCTCGAACTATTACGCCGATGACGCGCGCTTTGGCCAGGAGTTGGCGGTGGGGCGCCAGGCCATCATCACGGACGCGGAGAACAAGGGCCAGGACCCGGCCGTCAAGAAGTTCCGTCTGGACACCTTCACCTCCCAGGCCTACGGGCAGCGGATAGAGCGCATGGCGCTGGACAACCCGGCGGAGGCGCAGCAGTTCCTGGAGGAGCACCAGGATCTCATGGTGGCCACCGATGTGGCGCGCTACAGGAAGGAACTCAAGCCGCTCACCGTGAAGCAAACCGGCATGGACGCGGCGCTGGAGCTGGCCAGCACCTTCAAGGCTGCGGCCACCACCGGGGACCTCTGGACCGCCAGGGACAAGGCGCTCACCGATGCCAGGACCAGGTTGAAAGGCAACCCGGAGGCGCTGGAAATCGCGGAGGCTCAGATAACCCAGATGGCGGTGGAGCGGGAGCAGGGCATCAAGATCATGCAGACGGAGGCGGCGGCTCCCGTCTACTCCGCCATGTCCAAGGCGCGCGAGGCTGGGCGCATTCCGTCCCTTGGCGACATCCCCAAAGAGGCATGGTTCACCCTGCAACGGACGGACCCGGACAAGGCCAACGACATCCTCAAGGGAATCCAGGCGGAGGTGCGCGCCGACGCGGAGCGCCGGGAGTCGAGGGCGGAACGCAATGAGCGCCGGTCCCTGGTGGATCAGCAGAAACAGGAACTCGTCAACCAGCGGCGCAACTTTGCAGATCTTTGGAGTTCACCGGCGGACCTGGCGGTGGCGGACATCAACGCCATGGTGGCCACCGGGGGGCTCTCTCCTTCCCAGGGTGCGAGTCTGGAGGCGCGCCGCGCGGCGGCGAACCAGGACACCCTTTACAAGGAGACTAGGGAAATAGAGCGCATTCTGGGCGCCGCGAAGATCAAGCCGAAAACCGAAAAGGCGGACCAGGTGATTAGCTACATCGAGCAACGCAAGGCCGCTTTCAAGGCGGACAACGGCCGCGCCCCCAAAACCTCGGAGGTAGCGGAGATGGCGCGCGAGGCGCTTTATGAGGTCGATGTGGATTGGTCACCCCTCGATAAGCCGGCCTACCGGATGACCCTGGACGATGTGCCCAAGGCGCACCGGGCGGCTATCACGGCGGAGCGCAAGCGCCGCGGTCTCTCCACCTCGGAGGGTGACATCATCTCTACCTATGCACGCGGCCAGGCGCGCAAGGCGAAAGGGGGCAAATAGTGGCGGGACTCAACGACGAATACGGGCAGCTCCTGGACGAGGAGAGCGAGGAGAGCAGGGGTAAGCTGGCGCGTACCGGCTACCTGACCGCCACCAAAAACCCGGAGCAGGAGAGTGCTCTGGTGCGGATCTCCCAGCGGTCAGGGGTTCCGGTGGAGGCTTTGCGCCTCGATGGTGGGGAGGAGGCGCAGCGGCGCGTGAAGGCGCGGGAACTGGAGATGTTGCCGGCTCACTCTCCCGGTGTGGCGCGCTTCCTTTCTGCACACGAAAATGCGGCCGTGGCTCATGACGATTGGGAAAACCTCTCCGTGCTGGAAAAGGCTTTCCAGTCGCTCAAGGACTTCCCGCAGGCAGTCAGACGCACCGGACAAGCCATAGCCTCCGCCTTCGATTCCGGGCAGCTCCAGCAGGAGCAGGGGCGCCTTCTTTACCAGCAGCTCCTGGGGGATGACTCCCTGGGCACGGCCGGAAAGCTGGTCTATCTGGGGGGCGAGGTAGAGCGCAGGCAGGAGGTCATAGACGGCACCAAGGACCTGGGGCTCCTCTCAGCGGCGCAGATAGCCGGCCAGATGTGGGAGAGCGGCAAGAAGTCCCTCAAGCTAGGGCTGGGCGCCGGCATGACGGCCGGCGGGGTGGCCGCGCTTGCAGGCCAGGCCGGTCCCCAGGTGGCGCTCCCGGAGGAGGTCATCACCGTCCCGGCCGCGTTCTCCGCTGCTTTCGGCACCGGTGCTACTGTCGGGATGCTGGAGGACGTGCGCCAGGTGGAAGCTGGCCATGCGTACCAGGGGCTCCTGGAGATCCGGGGAGCGAACGGTGAGCAAATCGACAAGGGGACCGCGGCCACGGCTGCGTCACTGGTGGGAGTGGTCAACAGTGCGCTGGAGGGGGTGGGGCTCAAGGTTCTCTCCGCTCCGGTGCGCCGGCTCCTGCGTCGTGAGGTGACGGGTGCCGCTACCAAGGCGGTGGAGGCCGGTCTGGTGCAACAGACGATGAGCCGCGCCACAACCCGCTTCGGAAAAGACTTTGCCCTGGGCGTAGGGGCGGAGGTCGGGACTGAGGTGGCCCAGGAGATCAGCAACGTGGTGGCGGAGGAGGTGAGCAAGCTGGCCACCTCTGGCGAGTTCGATGAGGCTACAGCCGGCGAGATCGGCGCGCGCCTCTGGGATGTGGCGTGGAAAACTGCTAGCGGGATGGCCTGGTTGGGCCTGGTCCCGGCCGGTGCCGGGTTCTATTCCGACGCCAAGGCCGCGCGCGCAGCTCAGACCAGCCAGGAGTTTTTCTCCGCCCTGGGTGACGCCACCCAACGCACCAAGCTGAAGGACCGACTCCCGGAGAAGCTGGCGGAGCTGGTGGACACCCTCACGGTGGGAGGTGACATTCAGAACGTCTTTGCTCCCGGAGAGGCCTGGACGGTGTTCTGGCAGGAGAGAGGCATGGACCCGGCGGCGGTGGCGGAGACGGTGGGCGTTTCCCGGAAGGATCTCCAGGAGGCGGTGGCCACCGGCGGAGACATCACCATTCCCTTGGGCGAGTACACCGCGAAGATTGCCGGCACGGAGCACCACGCGGACCTTTCCCAGGACCTCCGGGTGAGGATCGGAGACATGACCGCGCGCGAGGCGCAAGAGTTTGAGGCACAGCGCGCGGAGACCGTCCAGCGTCTCCTCAAGGAGGCGGAGGGGCTGCACGGCGAGGCTGAGCCTCTTCCTCCCCACTGGAGCGAGGGGGCGCGCCAGGTCTATGACGATGTGCTGGGCCAGCTCCTGGGCGCAAAGCTTCCCCAGGGGACTGCGGAGGTTTACGCCAAGCTATGGGCGGAGCACTACCAGGCACGCGCGGAGCAGACCGGGAAGGATGCCGCGGCGAAGTACCAGGAAAAGCCCTTGAACCTGCGGAGCGACTTCCCCACGGCACCCTGGCGCAACGTGGATCTTGCCATTGACCCGATACTGGAGACGCTGCGCGCCGGGAAGATCCCCGCCGACTCGGACCTGTTCGGTCCTTCCCTCACCAAGTTCGTGCAGGGGCTGGGTGGGCTTAAGGACAGCGGCGGCGAACTGAAGGCCATGGACGCCAAGAACCTCATGCGCAAGAAGGGGCTCCCCCTGGACCGTGCGCGTGCGGCGGCGGTTGAGGCCGGTTACCTCCCGGAGGGGAGCACCATAACCGATTTCCTGGACGCCATAGCTGGCGAACTCAAGGGGGTGGCGGTTTATGCTCCGGGGAACGAAAACGGGAAGCTGGTCCAGGAGCGGCTCATGCTGGAGCAGACCCAGGAGCTTCTGGACCGTGCCGGCCTCGATCTCTCCCAGATGAGCAATGAGGAGGTGCGCCGCCGGCTCGATCAAATCCAGTGGCAAAAGGCGGAACCGGTGGCCACGCTCATGGGCAAGGAGGTTGCGGAGTCTCTCACTCCTGAGAACTCGGTGGCGGCGGCGCGTGCCTACTTCAAGGAACATCTGCAGGGGAAGAGCGTGCACCGGGATGGATTTGGAGAGGTCAGGATCTCAGGGAAAGGGTGGGACAAGCTGAAGCGGGGGCTCACAACGGACCCCTTGCGGGTGCAGCTCATTCCCGCCATTCCTGATGTCATCAGAAAAGGAGAGTACCAAGGGCGTCAGGAGCCAACCTCCCCGCGGAAGGATGACATCGTGGCCTTTCACGTCTTCACGGCACCGGTGGAGGTTAACGGCCGCACTGTGGAGGTGGGGGTCTCGGTGGCGGAGGACTCCTTCGGGAATCTCTTTTACAACCTCAACCACGATCCAAGGGAGCTTTTGGCAAAACGAAAGGCCCCACTTTTACCCCGGATAGAAGCCGGGGGTGCGGAGCCTTCGCCGGGAGGCGGTGAAACCTCCCTTAACCAGAGTATCCCAGAAAGCACTGGTGGTGTCAACCTTGCTATCTTCTCCGGGGGCGTAGGCGTGAAGCTCGGCTATTTCATTCCAGGCGGTGACAGGATCGACATCGGCCTACTCCCCAAGGCGGACCTTTCCACCTTCCTGCATGAGACCGGCCACGCTTGGCTGGAGGAACTCCGGGAGGACGCGCTGGCACCGGACGCACCGGACCAGGTAAGAGCGGACTGGCAGACCGCCAAGGAGCAATTAGGAATTGCGGAACTACCGGATGACGCGCCGATCCCGCGCGAGGCTCATGAGCAGTGGGCGGACTCCTTCCTGGCCTACCTGCAGGAGGGCAAGGCTCCCAGCGAGTCGCTGCGCCAGATGTTCCGCACCTTCAAGAAGTGGCTTAAGCGGCTGGTATCCGCGCTGCGTGCTTCCCAGGTGGAACTCACCCCGGACGTGCGCGGTGTCTTTGACCGGCTACTGGCATCGGAGGCAAGCGTCACGCAGGCGAGGGCGGAGTTGGAGCGCGCGCCGATCTTTGCCACCCCGGAGGAGGCCGGGATGAGCCCCGCGATGTTCGAGGCGTACCGCCAGGATCTGGAGGCCGCGCATGAGGAGGAGGTGGAGCGCCTGGAACAGGCGGCGCTGCAGGAACTCCTCAGGGAGCAAAAGTCATGGTGGAAGGAGCGCAAGGAGGAGATGACCGCGGAGGTGATGGCGGAGGCAGTCCAGTCTCCGGTTTACCGGGTCTTTCACTTCCTTTCCACCGGGAAGATGCTTGACGGCAGCGAGGGACCGGCACCGATGAAACTGGATCGTGCGGCCTTGGTCTCCTCCTACGGTGAGGAGTTCGTCAAGAAGCTCCCCAGGGGGTTCGGGCGGATCTACGCGGCGGAGGGGGGTGTCAACCCGTCCCTGGTGGCGGAACTCTTCGGGTTTGAATCCTCGGATGAGATGGTGCGCCAGATGGTGGCGGCGCCCTCGCTCAAGAGGTGGGTGGCGGCGGAAGTGACCGCACGCATGAATGAGCAGTACGGGAACATGATGATGGACGGCTCCCTGGCGGATGAGGCGGCAAGCGCCGTACACAGCGAGGAGAGCGCCAGGGTGCTCCGTGCGGAGATGCGCGCGCTCAGAAGGAAGGCGCGCGAGGTGGGCCCTTACGTCCAGGCGGCGCAGGAGGAGGCGCGTGAGGCGCTGGACCGGGCCAAGAGGGAGCGGGAGTATGAGCGCCGATGGTTGCAGGCGGAGAAGGACCTGGCCCTGGCCATAGAGCGCGGAGCGCGCCAGGAGGAAGTTCGCAAGTTGCGCGAGGAGGCGGCTCAAGCGAAGAAGGCGGAGCAGGATGCCAGGCGTGCGGCCAGGGAGTCCATCCCCAGCGCGGAGACGTTCAAGGAAGCGGCGCGTCTTTCCATGGCCACCCGGACGGTGGGCTCCATCTTCCCGGACCTGTACGCGCAGGCGGAACGCAAAGCCGGCCGGGAGGCCTACGCGCTGGCCCAAAAAAAGGACTATGCCGGCGCGGCGGAGGCGAAACAGCGCCAGCTCCTCAACTTCTATCTGTACCGCGAGGCAGCGCGCATAGAGAAGGACATCAAGAAGGCGCTGGAGGGGTTCAAGCGGGTTTTCGGACCGGATGAGAAGCTGGCCAAGACCCGCAACATCGACCTGGTGAACGCGGCCAGGGCCATCCTTTCCGCGCATGGCATAGGTCCCCAGGTGGAAGGGGGGGCACTGGTCTACCTGGAGAAGGTGCGGAAGTACAACCCCCAGCTCTTTGATGACCTCCAGATGGCCGTGGACGTGGCCACCCAGGGAGCCGTCCCCTATGCTCGGCTGTCCACCTCCGACTTCTTCGCTATGAAGGACGCGGTTGACAACCTTTGGCACCTCTCCCGCCGGGAGCGCATGGTGGAGATAGACGGCGCGCTGGTGTCCAAGGAGGAGGTGATTGGGGATCTGGCGCGGCGGCTGGATGAGCTGGGGCTTTCCTCAGACGGCCTTGGTGCGGATCGAGGCGTTACCATGCGGGACAAGGTGGGGCTCACCTTTGCCGGCTTCCGCTCGATTCTTCGCCGGGTGGAGTCCTGGGCGGACGCCATGGACGGCGGCAACTTCAACGGACCTTTCCGCCGGTACATCTGGCAACCGATAAGCGAGGCGGCGGACCGCTACCGCACGGACAAGTCCGATTACATCCAGCGGTTTCGGGAACTGTTTCGCCCCCTGGAGGACTCCCTTGCGCCGCGGGACATCTCGGCCCCGGAACTGGGCCTCAAGGGGTACACCTTCCGGTCTAAGGCGGAGATCCTGGGCGCGCTCCTGCATACCGGGAATGAGTCGAACCTGGCCAAGCTCCTGGTGGGGAGGCAGTGGGGGTACATCGCGGAGGACGGGGGGCTGGCAACCGGGAATTGGGAGATGTTCCTGGACCGGATGCACCAGGAGGGGGTGCTCACCAAAGCGGATTGGGATTTCGTTCAATCGGTATGGGATCTCCTAGACGAGCTGAAACCTCAGGCGCAGGCGGCACACCGCGATATGTACGGCTTCTATTTCTCGGAGGTGACCGCACACCCCGTTGATACCCCCTGGGGGATCTACCGCGGCGGCTACTTCCCGGCGGCAACGGACCCCTTTATTGTCTCGGAAGCGGCCATCCGGGAGGGGAGGGACGTGGTGCTGGAAAACAGCTCCAGACTTTTCCCGGACCGGCCCACTACCGGGCGCGGCTTCACCAAGTCCCGCGTGGAGAATTACCGGAAGGCGCTCTCCCTGGATATGCGCCTGGCGCCGGTTCACATAGACAAGGTGCTGCGCTTCATCCACCTGGAGCCGCGCGTCAAGGATGTCACCCGCGTCATCGCGGACCAGGGCATGGCGGACCTCTTGGACCAGTGGGACAAGACGCTCCTCGATGACATGCTCATGCCCTGGCTGGAGAGATCCGCCAAGCAATCCCTTTCTTCTGGCTCCAAGGGGTTCGGTGGGAAAGGGCTTGACAGGATCTGGCAGGCGATGAGGCGCAGGACCGGGCTGCAGGCCATGGTGCTCAACGTCACCAACGCCTTGCAGCAGTTCACCGGGCTCTCCATCTCCATGCTGAAGGTGGACGGGGGGGAGATGCGCAGGGCGCTGTGGCGCTTCTTACGTGCGCCGCATGAGGTGGCCGGCTTCGCGGCGGAGCGGTCCATCTTCATGGCGGAGCGTCTCGACGGTGAGACCTACAAGCTCATGAGCGAGATTGACCAACTTCTGGACCCCTCGAAGTACACCAAGGTGCGGGACGCCTCGGTCCGTTACGGCTACTTCCTGCAGCACGCCACCCAGAACATCGTGGACGTGGCCACCTGGACGGCAGGTTACAACGGAGCGGTGGCGGAGGGGGCGGACGAAAAGGAGGCGGTGCGCCGCGCGGACTCGGCGGTGCGCGAGACCCAGGGCTCTTTCAACCCGGAGGACATCTCCAGGAGCGAGACAGGATCTCCCTTCGTGCGCCTGTTCACGCAGTTCTACAGCTACTTCAACATGCAGGCCAACTTACTGGGGACGGAGTTCCTCAACACGGTCCGGGAGCTGGGCTTCCGGGGTGGGAGCGGTCGGCTCTTTTACATCTACATGATGGGCTTCATGATCCCCGCGGTGGTCTCGGAGCTTCTGGTCCGGGTGATGGGGGGGCGCATGGACGATGACGATGACGGGGAATACCTGGACAATGTGCTGGATGCCTTCTTCATGGGGCAGTTGCGGAGCGGCGCCGCCATGGTGCCGGTGGTGGGACAAGCTACCATGGCCACCTTGAACATGATGAATGAGAAAACCTATGATGACCGGCTGGCCACCTCCCCCTCCGTCTCGACCATCGAAAGCGCGCTCCGGGCCCCCCTCTCGGTCTACTCTGCGACGGTAGAGGACGGCAGCGCAAAGCGCGCGGTGCGGGATGTGCTCACCCTGGTGGGGATGGCTTCAGGTCTGCCGGCCGGCGCGCTGGGGAGGCCGCTCGGCTACCTGGCAAATGTGGAGCAAGGCAAAGAGGACGTATCAGGCCCCGTCGATTTCACGCGGGGATTAATCACCGGAAGGTAAGGAGGGGGGCATGGCAGATTTTAGCAAGGCACATCGGGAAGTGATGGGAAACGAGGGTGGGTATGCCAATAACCCGGCGGACACCGGTGGAGAAACCTATAAGGGAATAGCCCGGAAGCATCATCCCTCCTGGGCCGGGTGGGTCTTTATCGACAAGGCCAAGAAGACAGTGACCAAACAGCCGGCCTACGGGACCAGCTCCTGGCGCGAGTGGGTGCGGCAGTTCAACGCGGTCCTGCAGTGTGACAACACCCTCCAGGGGTGGGTGCTCAGTTTCTACCGGGCCAACTTCTGGGATGCCAACCGCTGCGGCGACGTAGTGGACCAGCGGGTGGCCACCTGGTTGTATGACCACGTGGTCAACGCCGGTGGACGTGGCGCGAAGTGGATGCAGGAGGCCGCTGGTGTAAAGGCGGACGGCGCCATAGGTCCAAAGTCCATCGCGGCCATCAACGCCGCCGATCCGGCGCAGCTTCTCCAGGAGGCGGAGGACGTGGCCGCATTCTACCGGCTGGACCGGGCGGTGGCGGATGCCTCACAGATTCAGTTTCTTCCTTCGTGGTTGCGGCGCGACGGCGTGAGCAAAGCGGAGATCGACCAGGTAATGAAAGCGGCAAAGGACGGGCTCACCTATGCGGAGGCGGTAGCTCTCAAGTCCATGATCCAGGCCACCGCGTAACCTCTCACAGAAAGGAAAAAGCTATGGCACAGGTAACCATCAATGTCCCCACCGTACCCAAGGACTGGCACTCAACCGCTGTGGGCCTTCTGGGCTCCATTGCGCTCCTCCTCAAGGAGGTCCTGGCCACCGGGACCGTGACGCTGGAGACCGTGGCAATTGCCGTTTTCGTGGCGGTGGTCTGCTACTTCATCCCCGGCAAAGACAACGCCAAGGATGAGGCCAAGCTGGTGGAGAAGATCACCGGCATTGTCAACGCCTCCGTGGCGGCAAAGCTGCCGCCGGTACTCACCAAGGAGCATGAGGTCTCGGAGCTGGCGCGTTCGGCGGTGGACGTAGCTGTCAAAGTGACGGGAGCGGAGGAGGAGCAGGCTGCAGCTCCGATTCCCAGGGTGGCCGCGGGATGATGAACTCCATCCTGGCGGCTGTCACCATCATCGGCTCCGTCCTCCTGGCGCTTTTGAAGGCCTGGGAGGACGGGGCTCCCAGACGGAAGGAGGATGCACGTGAAGCGGAGATCCAGGACGGTCGCGCGGCTATTGCCGGCGGCGATGTTGGCGCTGTCTCTCAGCGCATTGACAGGGTGCTCACTGTTCAAGAGGCCGGTGGCGCCGGTGGTGCTGCAAAGCTCGGTTCCGATACGGATACTGCCCGGAGACTTGCCGACATCACCGGCGGCTAAGGGATGGCTCCTCTCTGACGAGGCCACGGCCAGACTTGTGGAAGCGGCGGAGGCCTGCAAAAAATGATGGCTTTTTTGGTGGCACCGATAAATCGAGGCTGGCAGATTTCAACGTGAAAACGGGCCGTTGTCATTCTTCTTCAAGTCCCCTCTCTCGCACCAATAATAAAATCAAAGGGTTATCCAGTAATGGGTAGCCCTTTTGCTTTATCCGCTGAAGTTCGTGCATCCTCTCTTGCAACCCCTAATCGTCCTTAAAGCCCCGGCTGCTTTGAATATTGCAGTTGACATAATGGATGAGTTGCAAGACACCGGATACGGCCTCCTCCCCTCACTTCCCCCCAGTAAACAATCCCACCATATTTTGTGCAAGAGTCCGAGAAAGCGCGCCAGGACACTCCAATAAGCTTTATGCCCGCATGCGCGGCGGAAATGGTCATCCGCTACCTTCTCTATTGTCAAACCTTCATGTTTTAAGTATCATTCAGGCCCGAATATTACCTTTCGTCTTCAGTGAGAGCCCC